CAAAAAGTTGTTTCGGCAATCCCAAATACATTATATGGAAAACCAGGATTAAGAATATATGTTCCAAGTTCAATAGCTAAATTTTATGTTCAAGCACTTGGTGGATTCTCAGTAGCTGCTACTTCAAATGCAGGTGTTGACAATAAAGGTACTCAATGGTGGAACAATGGTTCGCTAACTGTTGACGGTGTACAAATTTTTGTATGTCCAGGCTTAGCTGACGATAAAATGTATGCTGCAGAAATTGAAAACTTATACTTTGGTTGTGGTTTATTAAATAACAACCAAGAAGTCAAGGTAATTGATATGGCAGATATTGATGGCAGTAACAATGTAAGAATGGTAATGCGTTTCACAAGTTCTGTACAGTTCGGAATTGCATCTGATATTGTTGAATATCAATAGAATTAATTAATCAAAATTTGGGTAAGTGGGATTAAACTTACTTGCCCTTTTTTATAAATAAAAAATATAAATTATGGCTTG